GCATGACACCCAATTACTGTAATTTCCATCAGGAACCCTCATAATTTTAGCATATACAGTTCCTACGGAAAGGAAGGTACCAGCACCCAAAGATATATCATACCATACACCATCAGCATCTTCAGTTATGGAGTTGGCATTTATTGACCCTGAGCATAGGTCATCACCTATTGGGGATTAATAATATTGCGACCCCCATTCGGTCGCTCTTATACTTACGGTAAGTGTTCCTGGAGAACCAGCTTTACGCAATTTTAGCTTAACACTGGTAATAGTGTAACCTGGCATTAAACACCTCTAGTATCATATACCTTAACCCTATCATAAAGCTCCACCCTAGCGTCATGTGGAACTACCAGCCTCCCAGCTAAAGTTTCACCTTTGAACCTAGCCAATATAGCTTCCGCTCGGTTTTGACAATCAGCATCGGTAAGGAGAGTAGGAGCTGCAAAAGTCCAGAGGATTTCTCCTGCATCATATTTAGCAATTTGGTCGGCATCCTCCGCTATTCCAACTGTGGGATTTTCCCAAGGAATCCCAGTTTCGTCTCTGTTACCATAAACAGCTACTTTGTTAGGAATTAGTAGGTTCTTTTTCTCAGTATATTCGTGGAAGAAATGAGCTTTGCGGGAATAGTAGGTCTCATCCACATCATCATCCTCATGCGGGTAGATGATTTTGAAGTCTCCTACGGACTTTGCTCTTAGGAAGCATTTGGTCGTTTGTATCAACCTGTATAGGATGGAAGCAACATTTTCATAAGGAAAGTAATTCAGTTCAAAGTAAGGTTTGAAGTCATTGATAATACCATCATCCTGGTCTCCTAAGGGGTCAAGGTCGTAATCACAGGAAGCTAGGAGCATCTTAATTAACTCATAGATGGTTTTGGTTCTATCATAAACAACATCATAGCTGGGTGGGTCAGCAAGGAGAATGGCTCTCTTTTCTCTTAGGACATCCCACACTCCCTCGCATTGCAGGACACAGATACATTTACCTTCAAGGGAATGGAACTGCTGGGATTTCACATACATCCTAGAACACATATCCTCATATTCATTCCCAACACTGGTTACATGTCCATAAGCCACACCAACATCCTTACCTACCAAGTCAACATCATCCAAAGAACGGTCATCGTTTCTCAGGATAACAACAGCATCGGTGGTATATGGTAATTCATGGTGTTCTATTCCCAACAGCTTCCCAGTGTTGGAGGAGTAATTAGCACTATCAATCCTCACGAAAACATAAGGAGTTGCTGAGGCTGACTCCTGTGCTGTTCTTTGGGTGGAGCTAATTTCTCTCATTCCTGCTCCCGTTTATGGATATCCCAAGCAGCTATGCCACCTATTACTCCTATTGCTGCTATGATTATAGGAACCTCATACCCACCAACGGTCATATAGGCAATGGCGATAAAGGTTATAGCAACAATAGCTACAGCCTCAACCACATAATGTAAATAGGTAATGGGATTATTTTCCACCTTCTTCTCCAAATTTTTTATCCTACTTATGGGGGCTGAGGTTAATACGCTAATCCTTGTTGGTACCACCCAGCACAGTGTTTACCACTGCTGCTACCGCAGCTGCTATTGCATCCTTGAACACACTTGTCTGGGCGACCAGATGGGCTACCTCGTCAACATTCCATTGTCGGTCAATAGCGATGTCGCTGTGGCGGACAGCTTGCTTACTAACCATATTAGCTGTCTCAACAGCGTTTTGGAGAGCTTGGGTAGCAATTTCCTGCTTGGCATTATCGTGCTGTTGAGCATCACTTAGGACTTTTTCAACATAAGCACGATTTTTCCTGATAGCTTCCAGCGACTCATGCTGGTACTCATCGTAGGTACGCTTTACATTCGCAAACCAAGCCTCATCCTTCCCAATCTCAAACTCCCGTTCCCCTCGTCCTTCTCCCATAGTTTTCCTCCTTTCCGACTAATTACTAAATAATACCTGCTCTACAACCTCAGCCCCTTAGCAGGTTCTAATTGTTATAGTTACTTGCACATATAGTGATTCTTTATCCCTCACTTTTCTCCTCTTCGTTGAAAGCTCCAATAATAGCTTGAGGAATATTCCCCTTCCTTATCTTCGCTACATAGTCCAGAACCCTATAAGCGTGAAACTCCAAGTGCTCCAGAGTCCTAAACTCAGCAAGTTTCCGAACCACTAATCCCTCAGATGTTCTTGCTATTACATAACCTATGGCGTGTTTATCTTCACTTGGAAATACTATCAGTTGTAGCTCTTCCTCCATAACCTTTACCCCCTTGCTATGTGCTTTGATACATATCCTTGCTATAGGATATGTATTGTGATAAGTAATATACCTACTATCTCTAAAACCATAAATGTCCTACCAATATACCTAGTCCAAAAGCTATTAGGAGTTGCCACCAATAGTGTCGGCAATATCCTATGACAACACCACAGATAAGGAATAGCAACATAAAGGCTAGGGGATATTTCCTTTGCTCATCCCTTATGATAAGAGTCCAAGGTTTCCCACCTAGTCTGGTATAAAGCCAACGGTAAATCCTAACTAACACTGCTATCTCCTAGCTAGGTCTGCCCCAATAATCCACTACTAAGGTAGCAGAACTACCAGACTCGTTAATGAACTTTAGGTTCTTTAGGTTCTCAACTCCCCAATGCCTATAAACCCCACCCTTATAGGCACTAAAAGCACCCCAAATGGTTCCAGTGGCTTCTTTCACAGGGTCAGTAGAACCATCAAAGGTGACACGGACATCCTGGGCGAGAACCTGAATATCGGCATATATAACATTACCTACTACGGTAGCTACGGTAAGGGTCTTAACTGCATTACTAACGGTTATTTGCTCCCTAGCAATATGTCTCATTATCATGGTCATATAACTCCTTTTGCAAAAACTCATCGCCTTAGTGGATGAGGACTTAGAGCTTTGCCTGTCCTATCCCTAGCATATTGATAGGAAATAGCGGAACATTGTGCTCTCCTCTCAGATGGAGTCATACCTTGTGGGATAGGTTCGCTCATACATTGCTCTATGGATAGGGAGATAGCTTCCTTAACTGCCTCATCCGAACTTGCTGTGGTTAGATTTTGAACTGGAAGCGGACTCATAACTAAAACCTCCTATGCTTTCATTTCCTCCCCAATAACATCAACCTTGGTGTCAAAGGTTCTTTTCATTATGGAGGCAATATTACTCCAGTTTTCTGGAAGGTGAGCATTTTCATTACATTGGATGATTAGCTCGGCATCCCCACCTTTCCATTTGGTTTGCATTTTAACCTGCTGTTCGTTCTCCCAGGTAATGGTTACCTGATATTCATATTCAGCCATCCGCTACCTCCTTTGGCTTCTCTGGTGGTTTCTCCATAAAGGTGATATTCTGGTTGATATAAGTAAGAACACCCTCAAGTCTCAGGATGGTCATTTGAGCTTTGTTCAGGAGTTGCTGTTGCTCCTCCAACATGGTCTCAAACTTTTGTCTATCCTGTTTGAGGGTGTTCAGCGTAAGTTGTTTCATAAGGTAGTAATTACCTCCTCCTTATGGATTACCTTAACTAGTCAGCCAGATTACCCTTCTCATAAAGGGCAATATACCTATCCACAGCATTGACGATTACCTTGATATAGCCCTTCACTGTGCCACCAGGGTTGTTAAGCTCCGTAGTAGGGTCATTATTCCAGACACCAGCCTCAGCACCTTTCAACTCCATGACGGACTCCCAAACCTTATAATCACCCTTGTTGACGAGGATGACTGTCGGACCTTGGGTTACAGTCCCACGCACATCACTCATAGCTTCAAGGACAGCCATAACCGCTGTGGTTCGGTTATCACCATAATTAGTCTCCAACTTACCCTCAAAGCATCTCAGGGCACCAGTCAAGGTGCCAGTATCTCCTTTCAGGATAGGGTTGGATTTGAAACCAATGCAATCCCTACCACCAGCTTCATCAGCAAATCTGGGAGAAGCCTCAAAACTATGGACATCTACACCAGAACCACCAACCGTTATATTAGGTTTACTCTGGACAGCACAGGAGCCACCACTGGTTCTAGCATAGTCCCTACTATTAAGGCGGACATTCTTATCATCGTCCTCGGTGTTTATCTCTACATGGTCTTCCCAAATGGTATCACTACCACCAACGGACATGACCTTTGACTTCCAACTCATATCGTTCCTCCTTCTTACTTTACTACTAGGCGGTAACTGCCGAATCTTCTATATCAAAGATACGACCTAGGCTAAGTTTGCTCCCAAGGAGCAACGCACTATAATTAACCAGCCTAATACCGCCAGCATCATAGTCCTCAAGCTCGTCAAACATAACCAGCTTGTAGAACTGTCCTAGCATTTGGGTGTTACCGAAACCAAGCATTAACCCAGGTTCACCGTTAAAGACATCTCCGAACTTGATGCCAAACACGGAGTATTGCTTATCATCAGCGGTGTATTTAGCTCTGAGGTTAGAGCCATCACCAACATTCTGGTTTTCAGCTACCAGGAAGTCAGTCCTTACAATGGGAATACCATCAAAGAACATGACACGCTTACCAGCTTCATCCCAGCCAACGGTAATGGAACCCATAAGGTTATACATGGTGGTGGCTCCAGAATAATCAGCTGCATAAGATAGACCACGCTCCTGGTATAGTTCATCCAACCTACGAGCAATTTCAAAGGGGAATAGGAGAATATCACAACCATGTTTCATAGCATCTAGCATCTTCCTCAGGTTGTCAAGGGAGAGTCCAGCTTCAGCATTGTCTATATCCAAGCTGGTTCCAGTTTGCACCGCTGCTAGAGCATGGAGACCATCAAACTCCTTGGTGAGACCAGCACCATAGCTAATATCATCATAGATGATTTTATCACCTAGCTTCCTCACAATACCCTTCTTCATCTCCCATAGCATCTGAGCCTCATAGTCATTGATGGTTCCATAGACATCAGGAAGGAAATTGTCAAGAACCCGCTGAACATAGCACCTCTTTAGTGCCACTTCCTGCGGGTCATAGGTTACACTAGCTGACCAAGACAGCTGTTCACCAATCTCTATGTCCTTTACATCAGCCTCAATGCTGGATACCTCTCTATTCCACTTAATGGTCTTACCCCTAGCTTGTGCTACAGGAAGCCTATCAAGCAGGTTATTTCGCTTGATGTCCTCCTCAATGACACCAGGGATAAGTTGGGACTCGGTTAACCTTTGAGCTTCGGTAAGGCTATTCCAATGTCCTATCGCCACAGTATCTTACCTCCTTTATTGATAATCAGGGTCAGATTTGGACTTTTTCTGGAGTTCCCTAGCAAGTGTTATTTCTGACTTACACCCTTCCAAAACAGTGGTAGGTGCACCTACTCCAACTCCAGATGGTCCAATGTCATACTTAGCAGGTTTTCCTTTGTTCCCTACAAGCTGAAGAGCATCCTCTAAATTCCTGAGCTGGTTCATATCCTTGTCTTTCAGAGATTCCTCACTTACCTTATATTGGACAGCTAGGTGAGACCTCTTCATACCAAGCAACTCCTCTTCCAGTTGCTTCCTGCTTTCCTGAGCAGCATTTAACTGGGTCTCCAACTCACCTACCTTGGGTTTCAAGGTAGCACCCTCTTTTGCTTGTTCCTCAAGCTGCTCTTTGGCAGCCTGCTCCTGAAGAAGTTGGTTATGAGTTTCATCCTTCAACCTATTAGCTTCGGCTATCTGGGACAAAAGCTCTCCCTCTTTCTTCTCGGAACCCCCCTTTACCGCTAGAAGGTCAGACTCCTTAACATGCTTAATTACCTTGCCATCCACCATAATGTTAATGGTTCCATCCTCATTCACGGTATAGGTCTGAGTTTGTTCGTCTGGCATTTCTAAACCTCCTAAGGATATTATATCACAACTTTACATAATCTGTCAAGTATTATGTCAAGCTCAACCAATATACTTTATTATACTATTATGATAATGTTAATTATGATATAGTATATTTCTTACCAACATCCTTGCAAATCTGCTGGAAGATAATCCCAGCTTCAGGAGTTTGGAAACTCTCAACTCTACCCCAGAATCTCAACCAAGCATCCAGGGCAGGATTAGCATACCTAAGTGCTAATCTGGCATTGGACACATCGGTGCGGAAACTGGATACTAGCTTGTTACCTGTCGTTACGCTGACCATAGCTTTGATTTCATCCTGCCGAACAAAGTCTATGTCCATGCGTTCAAGGTAAAGGAATTCCTTAATTAGCTTTTGCTCCTCCTCTGGGTATCTTTCTAAAGCAGACTCCCAAATTTTGTTATATACCCTGAAGTATTCCTTATACACCTTCCGCCTTACCAGCTCCATTCTAGTAGAATTCCTAGAGATATAGTCATCCCACTCCTGCTTTAGATGAGGTGGTATAGCACCTTCTATAGCTTCCCTTTGTGCCCAAAAGGTATCCCAGTCCTTTACTTTCTCACCAGTTTCCTCATCTATTTTATCCTTTAGCTCTATATCAAAGTAGAGGTTGAGGAGTTCCCTCATAGGATGCAGGACTGGCATAGGTATATTAAACTCCTTATAGTAATCGGTTCTACCTTCCAAAGTCATTAGAGGATTTTCCTTCATCTTCTGGTCTATGTAGTTGGTTTGGTCATCATAGAGGTCAATAAGCCTATCATTATAGTCTCTAGCACCGATGATACCACCAAGGAAATCCTGTTGTATTTGGAGTTTCTCTTGTTGTTGGTTTTCGGTGTATCTCCTAACATCATCCCAATCCAACTCTAATCTGTTTAGAATTTCCTGTTGCCTACCTGGTAGCAAAGGTCTAACAGAACCCATCCACCTATAGGCATCTAGCTCTTGGAGAATAGCCTGCTGGGTTGGGGATATGCCACCTACCAAATCCCAAATTTTGTAACCATGCATCCTAAGCCACTTCTGTTGGTCAAGAGTAAATCCTGTCATTTCCTCTATAGCTTTAGAAGAATCCTCATACACCTGGTATTGCTCATCACTCCTAAGCCTGAACAAACCGAACTGCTCAAAAAGGGCACCATGAAATGCTGCTTCACTCCTAGCATCCGTCCAAACGGCTTGCTCCTCCTCAGTTAGCTCTAGGTGTTCCTCCATCTTGGTCCAAATGTGGGTTCCATCATAACCACGCTTATTGACCATAAGGATAGTTAGGTAATCTCTAAACCTATCCGAAAATAACCGTTCACTAATTGCTTTCACAAACTCATTGTCAGGGAATAAACCTATAGCAGCGTTTAGGGGAGTCTTCCATATTGCTGGTATGGTCTCACCCATTTGCTGCTCCAAGCCACCAAGTGCAGCTAGAGGAATACCGATATGAGCACCTGGATAAAAGCCATATCGGGAGAGGAAGTCCATAAACTCCACAAAGTTGCCAGCAAATGGTAGAGCATCATAATATTCAGGGAAATCCCTCCTAGTAAGTCTGGTTGTTAAGGTGCCATAAATAGTTCCTCTAAATGGGTTAATGTCTATGGAAGTCCCTGGTATATGGACATAACCATAGTCGGTGTTATTCTGCCACCTTTCAAATGCGGTAAAGGTTCCAGGATGTCTAATGAAGCTACGAGGAAGCCAGAACCACCTCTGGGATTCGTAGGTCCAGTAGGGGTAGATTGATTTCATCATGGCATCAAAAGCATTGGCGTTGGTGTAGTCAGGATATTCCTTGTAATACCATTTGTGGGCTTCATCCATAGCGGATTGGCGGAGGGAATCAAAACCCTCATATTCAGGTTTCAGGATTCTAGGTGGAACTTTAGTTGGGGGGATAGTTGGGAATGGTTTAGCACCTCTGGTAATGGTATGACCCAACAGCTTCTGCTCATGAGGAATCAACTCAATTAACCCTTTCTTCTCAAGACCACGCAACCATGCCACTCCATCTGGTTCTAATATACCACTAAATAGAGGTTTCCCACCAGCCTCCGCATCAGCAAGAATCCTATCCAAGGCAGTGGTAGCTATGCCCTTACGCCTTACTGTTTCGGTAACATCAATCTGACCCAATATGATTCCCTTTATCCCCATAATGTCGGTGCTGCCATAAGATACGGAGCCAACCTTCTTTCCTTCAACCATAAAATCAAAACCCTCACCAATGGTGGTTTTAATTGGCTTTAGACTGATAGGAACAACAGGAGCTTCATACATTAGTCTGTCCATAGCATCGGCAGTTTCATCCAGGAACTTATCTATAATAATCTTTTCCTCTGGAGGAAACATCTTAGAGTTATGTAGGTAATGTAAGTCTCTCCTAACAGCTTCTAGCTCCATTTGCTTGGAGGTAATCCAGGACAAAGTTCTGGGGTCTGTTTGCAGGGAATAAACTATTTGGTCATAAACCGCTCCTACAGATTCTCTGGTAAAACCTGCATCACCAGGTCTGGTTTTTGCTAGGACATAGGTTATAAACATCTCCCTATCGTTTTGGATTGTAAGGACATCCAACAAAGACCTAGAGATGTCATCACCTCTACATCCAAGGAGATTAGCAACATCCTGAGGAGCTAAAGGTCTATCCATCACTTTAATAGCTGGTCTTTGGAAAGGTCTAATACCAGCAGATATATCCATACCTTCAGCTACCTGAACCAACATACCATCAAGGTCTGCTATTCTCCTATCAAAAATCATATACTCATTATCCATGTGGAGGTAAAAGTCATCCCAGAAAGTCCTACTTTTCATATCGGCTATGGTAGCTCCAGCAAATATCTCATGGCGGGTAGCCATGTTTTGTGCTCGGAACTCAGCAGCGTATTCCCGCTTGGTTGTTAGGATATCAAACAACCTATCAGCTTTGGTAACATAATCATCGGATATAGCCACTCCTGGTTGTTTCACTAAGGCTTTCAATTTGACAATAACCCTGTCTATATCAGCACCAGCACTATCCAGGAACAGGTATAGCCTATCAAAGTCAATATCAAACCTTGCTCTCCTTTCAGCTAGAGATAAACCTCTACTCCTAACGGTAGCTTGAGCAATAACCTGTCTGGGAGTGGCTCCATAGACATTTGACATAACCTGTAGCTGTTTGAGACACCATGCCATATCCTGTGGATTTCTCACCTCTAATTCAACTAGGATGTCAGCTAAGGATTTCATTTGTCGGGTAGCTATTTCAGGACCTCGGATAAAGTCATCCAGAATCATAGCTCCACTTTCAGTTATAGTCCTGTCTATGGAAACACCACCCTCACTAAATAGAGTACCAGCCCTAAACTCACTCCCAACGAAATCCCTCACAGTATTAGGTAATTCAGGATGTTGTTTAAGAATGGTGTTAACCTCGTTCCCAACTATCCTCTCTCTGGTAAATTGGTTTTTGGAGTTCCTAAGTAGCTCTGGTTTACCTGTGCTTTTAGCATGGTGGACTAGGGTTTCTAAATCCCTAACTATGGTTTTATCAGCTAATGTTGGTGTCTTAGGTCCAACCCTCATCAAAGCCTCATAGGTATCACCACCTGTTTCTCTAAGTATTTGGAGGAATCGTTTAGCAAGAAAGTTCCTACGGACATCCATACCATAAGCACCAGGGATTCTAACCGCATAGGTATAGAGCTTGTCTGCCCAACCTTTCTTACCTAATGTAGCCAGTTGAAGAATCCAGTTATTCCAATTCTCCTCGGCTCCCTCCCTAGCTAGATAACCAATCATCTCTGATATACCAGCCCTCCTAATTTCAGGGTCAAAGGTTAGACCTACAGCTAGTGTCTCAAAGTTTTCAATGGTCATCCTTCTGGGACGGACACCACCAAGGGAAGTGCGTATATAATCCTCCAGGACATTCATCGGACCATACATACCAAAGGTTAGGTAGGCTTCAGCAAAGGGTCTCACCACCATCCTATCAATTTGGTTCCTCCAAATACCCTGAAGCCTAACATCTACATTGTGGAGCAGGGTAGTATAGCCACCAACCTCTTTGCGGACAAGGTAAGCTGCACTCTCCTCTATCCGCATGTGGACTTTGAGGTTCCTGCTCATCAAAGCTCGCATAGCTGCAAAAGGACTTTTAGCTCCAGCAAACACCATAGCTCCTCGGGATATAACATCTGCTCTATCCTGTAACAACCTCTGAGCTAGTTTTAAGGTATCATCATCAGGATTTGCTGCACCAAGGATACGCAGAAGCCTACCACCAGCTTCCTTCTGTGTGATAATACCTTTCATAAAATAATCCTCAAAGAGGTTCTCAACATTCTCTATGGTTACTCTGGTTATATCCTCAGGACTAAGAGTGGTGCCTAACCTCTTAGACCAATTTCTGATGAGGGCTTCATCTACAGGAGCATGTTTGAGTAATTCCCTCCCAGCTAAAGCCATCCATTCCTCCGATTGTGGATGGTCAAGAGCAAATTTTATAAATACCTCGGTAGCTTCTCCAAATTCCTTCATGTTGATACTGTGGAGAGGTTTACCTGTATATCTGGTTAAAGCATGGTCAACAAGCCTACCTGCTTGTCTTTGAGCCATTAAAGCTCGCTGACCCGCAGTTTTTGGTATTCTCTTTATACCTGCCTTTATCAAGTCAAATGGAACCTCAAAAACCGCTTGTATTCCTCTCTCCGCTGCTCCAACAAACCTACCAACATAAGGAATTGGTTTGGTAATCCTAGCAGCTATACCCCAACCTACATAGGTCAATGGGTCAACAGCACCTTCCATCAACATATATTTAACAAACCAATTGAACTCCCAGTTATACCAAGCATTACCTAGAGCTTCCCAAGTGGATTCTGTTTTCCTCAACCTTTGATACTCAACTTCTATGTCGGGAATAAAGGTCTTCCATACAAAACCTGCGATTGGTTGGGAAACATGCTCAAAGTATAGACCAGCCAATTCCATAGCTGCCAAGCCAGGTTGCACAACCATTTCCTTAGCCATATCCCAAAAGGTATAATCTGGCATTTCAGCCAATCCACCTCTAAATGCCTCCAAGCGGTTAGCATCCTCCGTCCATTGTGCAATGAGGTCATCAGCAAGGAGTTGGGTATAGGCTACCTCTCCCAAATCAGCATCACTATAACCCTCCATCTTTAGGAGTTCATACCACTCCTCATCAGTCATAACCTTAGGAGGAACTCTAGGAGCAGTAATAGCTTTAAGGATTTCCTCTGTGGTTATTATGGATATGCCAATAGGTTTAGGAGCAATGCCTACAGGAGCAATTAGCTCGGGTAATCCTAACTCAACAGCCTCCTCTGGTGTTACTCCTTCTGGTGCTGAGATTGCTTTAATCATACCAGCTATGGTATCCCTAATTGAACTAAGCTCGGTTGGTGTAATGGTTTTTGGAATAGATAAAGCTGATAAAACCTCATCAACCGAAGTTAACCGACCACTAGATATGACGGTAGGAACATCACCATATAGTTTATAATAAAACTCCTGCTTTTCAAGGTCATCCATAGCAATGGTCATTTTGTTTTTTAGCCTGTTTAACTCCTCTCCTACAACTCCTGTAAAGGCTATTTGAGCAGCTTTAACCCTTGTCTCTGGCGGGAGTGATGGTATCATGAGTAGTTTTTGGATGAAAATTCCTCCCCCACCTACCGAAGCATACGCCTCATAATGTTCACCATATTCCTCCATGAGCTTACTGGTTTCACCCATCAAAGTCCAATAGCCCATCTTCTGGCTTTCCCATTCAACCAACTTTGTCCTAAGCTCAGGACTCGCCTTTGCTATGCGTTGGGAAAAGGAAAGGAACCAGCTGGTAATTTCCTTCATCCTGGGTGAAAGTTCTTTTAATTCATCTGGATAACCGTCAGGCATAATTCACCTCTATATCATTTCTCCCATAGGTGGTGGAGGAGTTACTTCCTCTCTAGGCATTGCCTCTCTTGGAGTTGCTATCTCCCTAGCTCCTGGAGGAGCAGCTTCAGGAGCAGCTGGTGTTAATTGGGCTTCCAAAGCTCCTGCTGCCTTTTCATACAAAGCTGCGGTATCAGGGTCTCCAGCATCCCTGAGTAGTCTAGCTTCCTCTTTATAAGCTGAAATTAGGGATATGGTAATAGCTATTGGATGGTTGAGAGCATCATCCCTCCTAGCTCTAGCTTGTTCTCTGAGGGAGTCCTTAATCTCAGGGAAGAGTTTGTCCATTGTGGTACTGGTAGAAAGTCTAAATTGAGGATTTACCATCCTAGCTACAGTTACCCTTTGAATCAGGTAACCAGGTATATCTATGTTAAAGGTAACATCAAACTCCAAGTCGCTTGGCATATCCTCAGGCATCTTAAACCCATGAGGTTTATACCCATGCTTCCTCATCTGACCTAGCCAGAAGTTATCAATATCCGATAGTAGACCTTTGACAGCTTCATGGTAGGGAGTTAGCACCTGCATGGCAGCGGAAGCTACCTGGGACATAGCATAACCAGTTATTTGCTGCTGGATGTTACCATATAAACTCCAAGGGAACAAACCACGCTGCATCATATTTTGGTAGTCAAAAAGAATTGACCGTAGTTCTATTGGTATTGGAGGAGTTGGTAATGGAGTAATATTCTCTTCTGGAGTCCCTCTAAAGATAGCTCCTCGCTTAAACAAGTCAGCTTGTGTTAGGATTGGGGTATCACCTCTGGATTGCTCAAACCATCTGGGATTAGCGGTATCACGGACAAGCTGTTGACCATAGGTTAACATCTTATTGAAGTTGGCTATGATACCTTCATCGGTAGCAATAATGGATTCTCCATAATGCTCCTGCCACTTTGAGCCTGTGGTTAAACTACCTTTGTCAGGAAGTCCTCCAACTGGGGAGGTGAAGATTGGAATAAACTCCAAATCAGGTTCTTTGGTTGCTTCCTTGACAAACTCTCTACCCATAACAATAGCATTGGCTACCTCTCCATCAGCATCAAACCCCCAATGGTCATAAAGAGTAGTTGGGGAAACGAAGGGACTTCTAAGTTTCCAACCCATCGTCCTAGCCTTCATGTTGGCTGCTGCTGCCGATAAGGGATAGATATGGGCACATTCGGTTTGACCATCAGCACCAAACTCAGAGAACACCTCTGCTGGATGCCAAACCTCAGCTATCAGGTTATCATCATCAACTAGGGCAAGGACAGAATACCATCCAGTTGCTAACATGAGGGAAATAAGGTCTCTCATCCAAGATTGCCGACCTCGCTTCCTATAGCTCTTTTCTATTTGAGTCCACCTCTTGGTTACATAACTTTCAAGGTAGGAAGCACCAGTTACCTGGATTGGTTCTAGCTCTTCGGATGATATTCTATGAGCTATGATGCTGGAGGTTAATAGGTGCAGAGCTAGGTTATAACCTGCTCTTGGGTCATTGGAAACTACAGACTCCATACCTTCCTGCTCAAGCTCGTCTTTGAGGGTAAGGACATCATACCAAGCCTTGAATTTAAGGTGTCTGGTTCCCCAATTCCTTCTTAACCTGTTGCATTTGGTTATTATGTTATCAACTGTTATTGCCATTTAATTCCTCCTTTACCATTTCCATCCACTCTTACCAAGACAACCTCTTATGGTTGGATTAGGATTATTGCAGACAATCCCTATAGCTACGGAATCATGGATGTCATCTGCTCCTACGGATAGAGCTTTATCACCCACTTGGCGAATGTTCCTAAGCTCCGTGATGAACTCTATGTCGTGGACAACCATATCAGGTAAAGCTCTATGGAGGCTGGCTAACATATAGTCTTTGGTTCTTGGACCAGTTAACCATCCAGGTTCACTACTAATCCTACCACTAACTACATCCCTCCTATAATAGATATTACCATATTTGATAATCGGTGCTATACCTAATCCATGAGAATTAGCTTCCCAGGTTATCATAGCACCATTGTAATACCTAGCAGCCTCCCTAGCTTTAGCAACTGTTGGTTCTAGGGAATATAAGCCTGCATCCCTAGCACAATACTTCCAGTGGTCATTTCCTGGCTGGGGTGGCATCAACACGGTAATTGCTGTTTGGGTTACTTTGGCTTGTCCTGGGTCCACAGTTACAATATAGCTTTTACCTTCTTCTGGAGGATACCACACAGACAAACCATTTTGGTGTATGGGTGCTAGGTAGCACCCTCTAGCTTTCTCATTCACAACTACAGGGTCATAGAACATATCTCCAGTAGCTAGGAAGCAGGAGACATTATCCTCAGGGAATTCCTGAGCAAATAGCATCCTAGTTTCACCAGTCCTCCTAAGAGACTCTTTCTCCTTGATTTTCCATCTACGCCATCTTATTTGGTCATAGCTTAATCCTTTATTGACTACCAGCTGCTCCTCATCCTGAGATAAGGTGAACTCTGGCTTATCGGTCTCTGGTATATGTCTGATGCGTGGGTCTCCCAATGGTATTGTATAATCTAAACACATCCACCAAGGATAAAAATGTGGTGTGAAAACACTATTACCCTCCACAGCCAACCTATACATTTCACAGAAGTCATTGTCCTCACCATTGGGAGTGGAGAATACATCCACGGTTCCGTCTGGAGGAACTCTGTCCATGGCTGGAGCAAATATTCTCTCCATAGACCCTACTGCCCAAAAAGCAAATTCATCACAAAGGAGATGGTGGATGGTTTCTGCTCTACCAGCTACATAACTCCTAGCTGATGCAATATAGATGGAACTTTTGCTGATAACTCTACCATTAACATAGAATCTAAAGGTTTTCTCATAGGTGGAATCATGATGGATAGTAGGAAAGCCTGGTATCCCTAAGGAAGCTAGATGGTTATAAAAGAACTCCACCTTGCTCAGTAGGCGTTCGGTGATAAAGTCCTCATAAGCTATAAGGACGGTATTGGTTCCTGGAACTGTTAGGGTATCAACCAAGCGTTCACCTAACTTTATAGAACTATGACCTGCTTGAGCAGGTTTTACATCAATGTCCCTACCAGTTTCGGTAGCTATTACATCCTGCTGTATGGGATTAAGGATAAATGGAACCCTTTGGCGTTGTTTATTTTCAATCACCAATAAGGTTTCAATAAACCTCTTTTTGTCAGCAAAAAGTTCCCTAAAGGTTTGTTCAAGTTCGGTTATCATTGCTCCTCACCCACTGGAAAGCTGGTCTTTTTGAAATCCAAATAGACATTCTCTGGGAACATCAAAGCTATATGTTTCATTAAAGCTGGAGGTAAATCCACATTACAGATAATAAAGACTGTGGGGAAGATGGAATCTGGGTGTTGGATTTCATACCTAGCACCAAGATTCTTAAACATTTTGTCCAGTTCATCTCTAACTATTTCTATACTCCAGCCCATGGTTACCTCCTAAAAAATTGTTACTGTTGGGATAAAAGTTGGTGGTGCTACCGCCTCATATTCAATGTGGAGCTGAGGGCACTTAGTAGTAGAGCCATCATAGGAATATGCCCTTCGTCTTCTTTCAGCATCGTGAGCACTTCTGTCTTCATAGTCCTCCCAGAAGATAACTATATCTTGACCACTTGCCCACCCATCTCGGTCTACTATTTCCTGAATAACCGAGACGATTGATGGACTATTATATTCAGTATTAAGAACCCACGAAGCTATATTATCCCAATCAACTCTAGCCGTTGTTCTGGCAGCCCAGCGGGTATCAAACGCTCCATAGTTATCAGTAAACACAGCAGCATCATCTACATCTTCAGCACTTATTCTACTATTTGTTCCAGTAACAGTACTAGCAGTTGAGCAGGTTAATATAAGATAGCCTACATTTATAGTTCCTTCTATAGCAACAGTCTGAAACCTCATCCCTGAACCATATTGATAGAAACTTGTACTATAAACACCAGCAACACAATAACTTAGTGTTAAACTCCAACCAGATGTTGTCAAACGCCTATAGCAATCATCATCACTTGCTCCAACTATCTCATCAACATCGGTGTCAATAAATACAGGATAAATAGCACCTTGCAACCACTCGTAAGGAACTCTTATCTCAATGTAAAGGTTCTTTCCTGCCTTTCTCAAGGTGGCTATGGATTGCTCTAAATTATGTTCAGGACTGCTATCCCAATACTCCAAAGGCATAAAACCCCATAGAACCTCACTATCCTTCCTGAACTCAATTATCTTAAAGGTCTGCTTCTTTACCTTCTTATCCCAGAGTTCACCATCAACATAAATATCCACATCCTTTGACGGGTCAAATATCAGATTGAGCCTCAATACAGGATTACCACCATCAAGGATATACTGCTCAGGGACAGGTAGTTTGTTAAGGTTCTCTATCTCTAGGATTTTAACCAGCCTAGTTGAAGTGCATCGCCACCTAAAGTCTATGCCTTCACCATAAGCATCATTCCACCTGATAGTCCCTTGATGGCTTGGCATACCAACAGCAGGAAGCAAGGCAACTTCTGGATTGGTAATTACAGGAGTAACATCTTGAGGCATTGAGACCTGTTGTATCTGGTCAAGGTCATTAGTCCACTCCAAAGCCATAGGTTGAAACTGGACTGTCTCACCCTGTTTCTCAAACTCTATAATTTGACCAGCAGTGAAGTCCTCTTTGACCCTGATATGGTAGCCAGCTTTGACCATCCCCCAGTCCCAAGGAGCAGCAATAGGTTCAAAGATGTTATCTATCTCTTTCCACTGTTCCTCTTCCCAATAGTGGATAGAGCCAATGGTAACATCAACGGCAAAGTGTCTAGGGTCAGCGGAATCCACCCGCTTCTTGCCATTCCTAGTTCTCTTATCAACCTGCTCTACCCAAGCTCCCTTAGCTGGCATTATTTCTCCTTATGGTGTTTGAAATACCAGTATAACATCCAATCCCTTTGTTCCTGTCCCAGCTACATCCACATCTATTCTAATCCTATCACCAGTCGCCACATCATCATAGCTACCATTGATAACTGGAGGTGTGGCAGCGATGTAGGAATTTAGCTCATTCTCATCAATGGTCATTAGCGTGGAGAGCATATCTTGAGCACCACCCGCATAATCTAGGTTGTGCAACTGGACTGTAGGTGTTCCAGAACTAGATGCCGTATATACCGCTATATCAGCATCCACCAGGTTCATCCCATTCAAGTCGCTAGGTATAGTGATATAAGCCTTACCATCACCAGTTGCCACTGCGGTATCATTAGCAAGAACCTTGACATAGACTATCCTCTTCACAGCAGCATTTACATTGGTGGTGTCGGTAACATCCGCACCAGCTTCTATTGCATCCAGTTTGCTGTGGTCGGCATCCAGAAATGCTTGTTCACCAGTATCAGGATATACAGTAGCTCCCGCCTCTATATTATCCAATTTGGTATGGTCAGCATCAAGGAAAGCCTGCTCTCCTGTATCTGGATATACAGTAGCACCTGTTGCAATACCATCCAACTTACCCTTATCCGCTTTGCTTATAAGTCCATGGAGAGCATCGGTAGCATCTAGGTCGGTGGTGTCATCAGGTGCGGTAAAATCATCCAACTTTACCGTCTTAGCTGCTGCAACTACCTCGGCATCCAAAACATGTTGGTCATCTGCTAGGAGACCACTCAGTCCTGCAACACTTATCTCATCAGTTCCAGCATTTTGATGGGATGCTTTATGAGCAGATGGTGTTCTACTATCACCACTGCCATCCAAGGTAGCATCCGATACTTTAGCATTAAGGTTGGCTAGGGTATCCGCTGTATGAGCACCTAACAAATGGGCTTTAGGGGTGTGGTCTTGAACCTCAGCTTTGGTAGAACCTTCCAGCTTCTCCGAATTATCTACAACACCATCCTCATCGGTATCATAGGTGGATTTGAGCATATCACCTGCACCAACTCCAGCTTCACTAAGCTCTATGACAGTTGGAGAACCTGCCTCCCAAGCAGCTTGGTGATAAGCTACATATACCTTGTTGGTAGCTTCATCCACATAGAGATTGACTACCTTACATTTACCAGTTGTAGGAACGGATACAGGTATATCTTCTCCGACAACAGTTAGGAATCTGGTAATACCATCCTCAACTATGCGGATGTGGTCGCCAACTTTATCCACATTGGTTATGGTCATAAATTACCTTCTTCGTCTTGGAAGTCTCCTCAGCGTTGTGGCTAATCTAGCTCTCCTACCCCAAACACCAGGTTTCTTAGCCCATCTCCTAGCTAAAGTCGCAGTAGATACACCCATAGCTTTAGCTTTGGCTCGGAAAATCCCAGGTCGTTTAATAGCTCCTTTAATCCATTTCCTCTTTGCCATCCTCTACCTCCTTTATCCTGCTATATAGGAGCTTGACAAGTCTCCTTATTATATCAACCTCTTTTTCTACAATATCCAATCGGCTATGGATTTCATCAACGATATCCTCTAATTCTCTTGGTGTATCTCTGTCCACGAAGTCCAATCCTGGATATTTGTGCTCTCCTGAGATTTCGCCTCCCAGCTATCCTTTGTTTAAGCGAAGCTCTAACCCCCTTTGCCATTTAACCACCAAACAATGTTATATATACCTGTACCAAGAACACCTAAACCAATCAGGATGCCAACTAACATCCAATAATTTTTAGATAACCTTTGCTGACGGCTATAAAGCCTACCTACATCAACCTTAAGCTGTTTGATTTCCCCAACCAAGCCTGTATCATCGGTGTTAGGAACACCAAGGAGGATTGTCCGTAATTCTATAACTGTATCATGGGTAATTTGTATTAACTCTTTTTCCCCTTCATCCATCCTTTTACTCCCTCTCCTTCAGGTGGGTATAGCCACAATCACGACATTTCCATAATACGATTCCTCCTAACATCAATATGTGCTATGACCATCGGCTTATGGCAGTGTGGGCACTCCATCAGTTTCCGCCTTTATAATTAGTTCTCTCTTTTCTTCCCTTAGAGTAAAAGTCAGTTTGGTAAAGTCAAAAGGTTCTCCAGATTCTACCTCACCTACTAGCTGTTTGATAAGCATTAGCTGTTGAGGAGTATAATGACCCCTTAGCTTTAGGAGATACTGGTGTTCCTGAGCAGATAGTGCTACACCTGTAATAGCTTTGATAAGGACATCAAAATCCTTTTGTAGAACCATGTGGTAGTTGCGGGTAAATTCAATGTTTATGTATTCGGAGCTAAGCTGCTTCCTTGCTTCAACTAAACCTACAGTATCCAGTTCATTAAACTCTGGGTCTAGCTCCCTCCAACGCTTGACACTCCTTATGGAGCATTTAGCCAGGTTCATAGCTTCCCTCACGGAAAAGCCAGCTACCCTAAAGCCAAGATACTTTGACCTCTTGGTATCATCCTGGCAGAAGGGTATCATTACCTGGCTAATATTCTCGGCATCATTCATTGCTATATCCTTGACCTATTCTATCACATTTCTAGTATTATGTCAAGCTGGCTTATATAGAGAATTATAATTAACATTAAATAAGTATTGACAATTAGTATAGAAAGGTGATATAATGATAATTAGACTAATCTGGATGGTTTACACAGGTAGATTGATGCTAGGCAGGATTTATATGGATGCAAATACTTGGTATGTGGAATTATACACCAAGAAGTATTATGAGGAAATGTTCCTAATTAAGGAGGAATAAATGGATAACCACCCATGTAAACCCTGTGATGAGGAAAAAGTTATAGGACAGTTTAAGCTCCAGTTGAATGGAGTATTCCAACCTTTTCATGGCTACGGACATGATGTGTATATACCTGAGTCTATAAACCAAATAGTAAGGTTGGCTTTGCAACTCCATGATAGACTTAGTGGTAAGGATATCCCGATAGGAGGCGGATAAATGGAAAATGAAACGCTAAATATCCAAACACTCAGGAAAGCACTTCATCACCCCACCTATCCATTAAGCGGAGAACCCTTTGCAGTATTACATCCTCTTGCATGGGACAACCTTAAAGAGGCACTTGGCTGGACAGATACTCAAATGGAGAGGTTATTCATAAAAGCTACTTACATAGAGGAGAAATAGATAATGGATATCTGGGTAACATGGTGCAAAAGAAAAGCTAGGTGTAGGTATTGTGAAAAGGATATAGAAGTAGCTACAGCTATGGTGGTTGGGAAGATATGGAGAAAAGGTAGCGACAATAGGAGATGGAATATCAAGCTATTCTGGCACCTCCAGTGTTGGGTGACCCAAGCTACGGAGTATTTGGTAGCCAACCCCTATATAGCTAGAGGATATAGAGGCAGACCTAAGCTGGAGCTATCTAAGGAGGATGCCAGAACCCGTTATTTGTTACTAAGGAGAAAAGCTGAGTTGGAACAAAGGAAGAGAAAGCTAAAGTGTGAATATCCTGATAGGTTATTGGCGGAAGCTAGACTGGATGAGAAGCTAGTTGGGATAATGGAAGAAATAGCAAAGGTTGGTGGAATACCGAAGAAATGGCTAAAGACCCTTACGACAACTATATAGAAGGTGGGAGTTGGAGATGTAATAAATCTCCTACAGGTGCTCATCATTGGGTTGAGCTACCCAATACAAGCAAAGGCGGGAGAGCCATATTCCTTTGTCAGTGGTGCTATGATGCAAAGGAACTTCCTGTGACCTATGAAGCTGGTTTGAGGTTTAATGGTAGACATGTCATTCCTATCTCCCTTAGAGGTAATAGCTTGATAAAGGAGGTGATGCCTTGTGAGTCATCCTAAAATATTGGTAAATAGGGTGATAAAGAATAATGCGTAAGTGGGTGTAAGGGTGGGTTAAGGAGAAATATACAAGGAGGTTAAAATGACTAAACAGGAAAAGATACTGGAAGAACTAGTCAAACTGCAAGAGTTATCAAAGGGTGATGCTGAGGTGGCGCATGGCAAGGCAGACGACCTACTGCTTGAGTATATAAACGACAAGCAAATAACCGAGGCGTTTAAAAAGATTGAAAGGTGGTACGCTTAATGACTAAGCAGGAAGAGATAGGGGAATGCGATATATGCCAATGTCTGCTCCACTATGAGTGGAACGAAATTGATAAAAAGCACAACTTACCACGCTGTCGTATAGAATTTAGAGATGGTAGTCAAGTAAAACATCCGTGTTTTGACTATGTAAGGAGGTTAAAATGCTGGAGCTGCCTATGATACTCCTGACTATAGGAGGTTGGCTAGGTGTATTTGTCCTGGTGGCGTTGGTTTTTGCAGTCGTGTTCCTAATCCTTATATACCCAAGTAGAAGGTAGGGCAGATTTGGTGTAGGAATAATTTGTGAGACCACAAAGGAGCAAAAGCTGGTGGAAATTAAAATCTGAGACCACATATAGGAAAAATAATATTCATCTCTAAAGGTAAGCACCCGTATGCCAATTCCCAGCTTGGGGAGCTACTTTACATAATGTTAAGCAGGTGGGCAAAAAGAAAAGGGAGCTGACGACTAGCTCCCTCTCTTTGGACTACTTGACTGGCAGTAGCTCTCCCGCTTTGATAGCTCGCTGGCGGACATTCTCTTTGACCCGCCACTGGGCTGAACCCCCTACTGCTTTAGCCAATGCCTCTTTGTCTTCCGCAGTGGCAAACTTCTCAAATGCCTGGGCTGGAGTCAAACCATAATCGGCTGTGGTTTTGGCAAACTCACCAGTTCCTCTGGCTACTCCACCACCACCGCCTGTTCCCCTAGCCCTCTTTACTTCTGGCACCCGCAAGGCACATCCCCCGATGACTTTAGTCTTTAGCCCATCCTTATCGGTCTGGGTGTGGTCTACACTATACACAAAGCCATAAGCCTTGACCTTCTCTAGACTGGCTTTGAGTCCAGTGTCTTTGTCTATCATAGCCTTGACCTCTTTAGCTAGGGCTTCTCTATCACCTGCTAGTTCCTCGGACTCTTTGGTAGCCTTGACCAGCTCGGCTTTGTGCTCCTCAACCTTTGCCTTGCCTAGCTCAATCGCTAGTCGGTCAACTTCTGCGTCGTTCCCGGCAGCTAGTGCTTCCCCGATAGCTTTTCTAATCTCTTCTACGGTCATTTTACCCTCCTTTTTGGTGCTGTCGTCTAACACCTACCTAAGCATAACACAAGGGAGTGGCTTTGTCAAGTGTTTTGTCGGCATTTTTGGGCAAAGGAGCAAAAATAGTTCCTAATTAACATAACGGTTTGACATAATAGCTTTACATAAGGACTTTACATAACA